CTTTTTAAGTATATTATAATGTAAACCAAACAATATGTCAACAGATAATAAAACAGTTACCTCGGAAGAATCTGCATTAAGTTATTACATACAGACATCGGATAAGTACGGCAACCCTATTAACATACCTGTTATAGATGTACGAGATGGTCTTGCAGAGAGAGTGCTTGCTGGTCAGCTTGTTAAAGCTAGCAATAGAAGCAAGTTTATTAATTTTAACGAATACCATATTTCACGTAAAAGACAGTAATTATGATACATTCATGTAACATACACTGCCATGCTATTGATATAGATAAGGCAGAGTTAATGGGTTTAGAGGATACTGGTAGATGGATGCCCTTTGCATTCCATTTAGATATAGTGATAGCATGCAAGCTCACCTCTGATGAAGAGGATGCTTTAGTTAACGGCTGCACCACTATTTTTACCGAGCCTGGAGACACGTATATTATAGACACTCCATTTGAGCAATTTATGCCAATGTTCAAGCGTTATCATGATACTGATAATACTAGTTCAGAAGTAAAGAAAGATGATATAGAATTATAAACAATTTAAAAAACCAAATTATGTCAGAACAAACAAACGTAAACGAAGAAGCTAAAGCTCCAACTAAAGAACAAGTTATGGAGTTTTTAAAAGAACAAATTGATGTAAAGAAGCTGCAACTTGAGCTTCAGCAGATCAATACAGGTTTAGCCTCAGCTAGAGCAGAGGAGTTAAAAGCATTAAGCTTTATTGCACAAATGACCAACCCAAGACCAGAGGGTAATCCTTACCAAGGAGTACCAGACGGAACACCGCATAAGGTTACACAAGAAGATTTAGATAACAATCCTGAGTTAGTAGAAGCAGGTGTAGAAGTAGGTGATGACATCATTATTCCTAACCAAGCTCCAGAAATGCCAGAGGAAGCTGCTCCTAAAAAGTTAAAAAAGAAGTAAATGACTACTCCTTCGTATTCTGTTCTTTATAAGTTAAAAGACTACAAAGAATGTTTACCTTTTGAACGTGAGCATCCCAAACAATTACGTTGGGACGATAAGTATAAAATCTTTATGCTCACACAAAATGAAAACTGCCAAGGAATATGGATGAGAGATGGGAAGAACGGTTTAATAGCTGAGGCTATTGTAACATGGCAGAGTGATAATATATTGCATATAGATAGTTTTACAGTTGTTCCTTCTTATAGAGGAAACGGCATAGGCTATCAGCTTATACAGCATGTAATAGATTGGGCTCAAGAAATGGATTACACCCATCTAATAGGAGAAGCTAGAATAGGAGCATCGTGGCACATCTTTAAAAATATGAGTGCATTACCGGTGCTCCTATATAAAAACTGGAGTGGCACAGGTGAAGATTATATGAGTTTTAAAATAGAATTGTAATGGCAATAGTAAACCAAGTAGACAAAAGAGTGAGAATGAGTGCCTGGCAAATAGTTAAGTATCAGATTTTAACTCATTGTTATTTATATAACATACAAGTGAGTGAAGCTGATTTAAACTGTCTCACATTTCTTGCTATAGAAGGAGATCAAGAGCTTACAAGTTTTTGTAATAAAGCTCATGATAAACAAATCTTTTCCAGTACACAGAGTGTACGTAATTGCTTAACTAAGTCTGAGAAGAAAGGACTTATTAAGAAAGAAGGAAAGAATAAGAAAAAGATATTTATTAACCCGGAATTAAAGGTACATTCTAGAGGTAATATATTGTTAGACTTTAAATTCTTAAGCGTTGCATCCACGGAAAGCTAAAGACTTAATTCCACAGGTGGCTAAGGAAACTAACCTTTCTGAAGAAACTATAAATAATATTATGGGTTTCTATTGGAGAGAGGTTAGAAAGAACCTATCTTCATTAAAGCATTCTAGAGTGCATATTACAAATCTTGGAGATTTTGTAACAAAGCATTGGAAGATTGATGATAAGATAGAGATGCTTGAGAAGTTTGAAGAGAACAATAGACAAAAGGGTCTACAGCAAATGACAGCTAGATTTAAAACAGCTGAGACACTGTTTGATCTAAAAGCTTTAAAAGCTATAATGACTGAAGAAAAACAAAGAGCTGACTTTATTAAAATGCACAAATCCCATGAGTCTAAAAGAAAACATAATAAAAATTTGGAAGACTAAAGGTCAGATTATAGAGGGTATAACCAACTCTATATTTAAAAAAGAAGACGTAGAAGAAATAGCTATGCACAGAATGGACATATGCTACTTCTGTGACTTATATACAGAATCTGATGATGGATGTATGGTGCCCGGCACTGCTCCTTGTTGTAATGAAAAGAAAGGAGGATGCGGATGCAGTCTTGCATTTAAGACTAGAAGTTTAAGTTCTGAATGTCCTAAAGGGCATTGGAAAGCAGAGTTGACACAAGAGGAAGAAGATAAGTTAAACGAAAAATTAGGACTATGATAGTTTTTACAGCACAAAATCACAAATACAGAAGCGTAGATGCAACAGATCTTACAGATTGGATTTCTGTAACTAGCTTTATATCAAACTTTAAAAAACCATTTGAAGCAGATACAATTGCTGCTAAATCTTCTAAGTCTAAGAAGAGCAAGTGGTATGGTATGACACCAGAAGAAATCAAAGATGCATGGGCAGCAGAAGCTAAACGTGCAACAGATCTTGGTACATGGTATCACAATTGCAGAGAAAAAGATATATGCGAGCTTACAACAATGGAACGTCATGGTCATGTTGTACCTGTATTTAAGCCTATAGAAAATGATGGTATAAAACAAGCTCCATCACAAAAGCTTAATAACGGTGTTTACCCAGAGCATATGGTTTATTTAAAATCTGCTGGGTTATGCGGTCAGTCAGATCTTGTAGAAGTGATCAATGGTGAAGTGCATATTACAGACTACAAGACTAATAAAGAAATTAAATCAGAAGGATATACTAACTGGGAAGGAAAGGTAGATAGAATGTCTGCTCCTGTAGCTCATTTAGATGATTGTAATTTAAATCATTATACACTACAATTAAGTATGTATATGTATATTATATTGAAGCACAATCCTAGATTAAAAGCCGGCAGTTTAGTTATACATCACATATTATTTGAAACAGTAGGAACAGATAAGTTTGGTAATCCTATTACGGCATTAGATACTAGTGGTAATCCTATAGTGAAAGATATTGTTCAATACAATCTTCCATACATGAAGTCTGAGGTGATTAGTTTATTACATTGGTTAGAAGATAACAGAGAACACTTGAAGGCCAAACATTAATGAGGATAGTATTTGATCATATTAATGGGTTTGGTAAAGTGAGTGATCAAGACTTTATTTATTCTCAACCGCATGGTGTTCTTGAAGATGGAGAAAACCCTTCAGATGCGTTAGATAAAGGATGGATACCATGGGAAGGTTTATGGTACAATCTTAGATCTGTAAGAATAAACTTGAGTGAATATAAACCACATGAGACTACAAGAAAAAAAGCTAGACTTGTTGATTTCATGTACAAAGAGTTTAAAGATGAACCTATCTATCGTGAACTATACGAAAAGTATTTAGCTCATCATGGGTTCTTAAGAACGATAACATGGGAACAACTTTTTACTGGGCATATTATTGAGTATAGTTACATGGGTGAGATTGTTGGGTTTTCTTCTATAGAAAGATACAACGATGCTTTAGTAGCAACACAGTTTGTGTGGGACTATGCAGAACCAAGTCTTTCTTTAGGTAAGGTGGCTCAAATGTATGAATGTGAAACAGCAAAGATTTTAGAATGTAAGCATGTATACATTTTAGGAGGATATGAGAAATGCTGTTTATATAAATCAGACTACTATGGGTTTGAGTGGTGGACTGGTGCAGAGTGGAGTGAAGATAAAGAATTATATAAAAAACTTTGCCTTAGAGATGAGGATGCTAAAGTAGATTATGAAGACTGTAATATTTGAACCAACAAATAGAGTTGAAGTGACTACACCAAAAGGTGATGGTGTAATATGGTTAGTGACAGATTATGGTCATGAGACTGACACTGTTTATACAACTATTATAAATGAAACTGGAGAGTTTTGGCAGTTTACTCATAAAGATATTAAGGCTAAAAAGAACATAACATTTAGAAGACTATGATTAGATTATTTGATATACAGAATGGACAAGTAGTTCCTAGTGAACATTGTTACACGTTAAACTCTTTAAAAAGAATTATGGATGAGTATGGTGAAGAAGCTGTAAAGGTGTATGCATATTTGTTTTATATGACATGTCCTAACCCAGATCTTAATCCATTCTTTGATGTACCAGAGCAAGATAAGGAAGAACTTATTTTAGCTGAAGTGGATGGTGACTTTTCAGGAGAAGATGAGTCTGTAAGAGGTGCACTTAAAGTGTGTCAGAAGATGTATGAGACTCCTACGTATAGAGCATATCAAGGTATAAAGATTGCATTAGATAATATGGCAACATTTATGGCTACAGAAAAACCTACATCTGGACGTGATGGTTCTGCTACAGCATTGTTACGTATAGCTGAAAGATTTGACTCTGTAAGACAAAGCTTTAAAGGTGTGTATAGAGACTTACAAGAAGAACAACAATCTTCTGTAAGAGGTGGCCAGAGATTGGCATATGATCAATAGGGTGAGTTGGTAGAGAGGTTATACGACAGTCTGCAAAACTGTTGACACAAGTTCGATTCTTGTACTCACCTCCGTATTGTAGAGTGACGAAATATGGCTGTCTCAGTTATGGCCACGGCAAACGTACCCACCTGTCTCGTGGGCGGTGATGCAGAAATAGATTGATAATATGGGGTAGACCACCAGCTTGCAAGCGTTGTGTTATCAATTGAATCTCACCTTGGTGGTTCGAATCCATCCTCTACAGCAATATTAGGTTGACTGGAATAGCGTACTTTTAACTGTAGAAAGGGCAGTACGTGATCGGTTAGAAATGCCAGTCGTAAAAGCAGATGTCCACGCACCCATCTTCTGCTTTCCTAAAACATTTAAAATATTAAAACTATGTCACAAGAAGTTTACACAGACTATGAAAACATGAAAGAGTTTGCTCCAGTAAATGAGTTATCAGATACAGAGCAGTACATGCATGATTGGGTGTTTCATTTTAATCCATACAATAAGTTATGGAGTGCTATTCCTAGAGATTTATATACTAAGTATTGGGATAACTGCGAGTTAGACGGAGTACTTCGTAGTAAAGACATTAACACTCTTTTGTATTTATTACATAGATGTAAAGGGGATGTTATTGAAATTAATAAATTAACTACAACTAAGTAATTGGAACCTAACATATTTATAGAAGTACCTACTTACGAGAATGATAACTGGACAGTCACTACTTTTTATAGTAGAGAAGAGTTCAGAGATTTTCTTTTATCTATATTCAAAGAACCTGGTGAGTATAACTTTGATGAGAGTAGTTTAATCTTTAATGCAGAAGCTCGTAAGTTTCAGAAGCAAGGATATTATTGTTCTGCTCCTATAAAGAGTAAAGACTTTATAACTTATTGGGATGACCAAAAAGCTAAGTGTCGTAAAGGGGTAATTGTAAAAAGTGAAAAGGGCACATGGTATATTAGTAGAGACTATTATATGTGGTTAAACTTTTTACCTATCTATGATAAGGAAGAAAAAAGGTTTGACTTTGCTAAGGTGAGAGATGCCCAGTATCACATGGCTTTATACGAGCACCTTGCAGAACTACATTGGCGTCACGCTATTATTCTAAAAAAGCGTCAAATAGCATCTTCTTATTTCCATATGGCTAAGCTTATTAACCAGTGGGTATTTGAAGAAGGAGCTATTCTTAAGATAGGAGCTAGTTTAAAAGACTACATCAACGAAAAAGGATCTTGGAAGTTTTTAAACGAGTACAAGAACTTCTTGAATGAGCACACTGCATGGTATAGACCGGCTGAACCTGAAAAGGTAGGAGCGTGGAACCAGCAGATTAAAGTGAGGGTAAACAACCGTGATACATATAGAGGATTAAAATCTACAATTAACCTATACTCTTTTGAGAAAGACCCTACACATGGTGTCGGTGGTCCTGTAACGTATTTCTTCCACGAGGAAGCAGGCATCGCACCTAAGATGAATGATACCTATGGTTTTATGAAACCGGCATTAAAGTCTGGTCATATTATCACAGGGCAGTTTATTGCTGCAGGATCAGTCGGTGATCTTGATCAGTGTGAACCTATGAAAGAGTATGTGTACCATCCAGAGGAGAACGGATTCTATGGTATAGAATCCAACCTTGTAGATAAAGAAGGCACAACTGGTATTACAGGCTTGTTTATACCGGAACAGTGGTCTATGCCTCCTTATATTGACCAGTTTGGTAACTCCTTAGTAAAAGAGGCTTTAGAAGCCCTAGATAAGGAGTTTGAGAAGATGAAGAAGGATCTTGATCCAGGAGCGTACCAGCTTACCATTTCTCAGCATCCTAGGACCCTAGAAGAGGCTTTTGCTACACGTAAGGTGAGTGTGTTCCCTCCGCATTTAGTTGCCAAGCAAATGCAGCGTATTCAAGATAAGGAGTATCCTGTAGAATACCTTGAACTTTCACGTAATGCAGAAGGAAAAATTATAGATAAACCGTCTAGAAAGATTCCTATTATGGAGTTTCCTATATCTAAGAAGACGGAAGATAAAGAAGGTGTCATCTGTATTTATGAAAGACCTTGTAAAGATCCTCAGTTTGGTACATACTATGCTTCTGTGGATCCAGTAGGTGAAGGTAAGACCACTACATCAGAATCACTATGTTCTATATACGTATACAAGAATCCTGTAGAGGTTATCAAAGACTCTGGAAACGGTAACGTTGAAAGCAGTATTGAACGGGATGGTATAGTAGCATCCTGGTGTGGACGTTTTGACGATCTTAATAAAACACACGAGCGTTTAGAGATTCTTATAGAGTGGTATAACGCCTGGACTATAGTGGAAAATAACGTAGCTTTGTTTATTCAGTATATGATTTCTAAACGTAAACAGCGTTATTTAGTACCTAAAGACATGATTCTCTTCTTAAAAGATATAGGAGCAAATCGTAATGTGTTCCAAGAATATGGTTGGAAGAATGTAGGCACACTATTTAAAGGAAATATTTTATCCTACGGTATTGAATATACCAAAGAAGAGCTGGATCATGAGACAAAAGAGAATGGTGATATTGTAAAAACCATATATGGTGTAGAACGCATCCCAGATATTATGCTACTTAAAGAAATGCAAGCTTACAGAGATGGTCTAAACGTGGATAGACTTGTAGCTTTTTGCTCTTTAATAGCCTTTGCAAAGGTGCAACAATCTAACCGTGGCTTCTCTAAACGTGTAGAAGTTACAAAAGAAAACTTGGATAACTCCCAGAAATTTAGTAAATTAAATTATAGTCCCTTTAGGCATATGGGTACTTCTAAGGGTAATGGACCAAGTATGAGACCACCCCGTAATCCTTTTAAAAATATGAGATAATGGAAAACACAGAACTACATGCCCAAAAAGTAACTATTCTTTCTAGACTTATTAAAGAAAGCTCTCTCACGCTTGAGGAAGCTTTATTGCTTTTAAAGGAAGAAGAAAAAGAAGCATCTGTAACCGTTGGAAGCGGTGGATATGGAACTGTTACAAATTATCCTCCACTTGGAACTTGGAGTGGCAATAGTACTACTACATTTTACAGTGTACCATCGTCTTTTAATTCTATGTCAGATAGCTCTACTATTAATAATATAAT